TGTCTTGACTTGACACCAGAAACTTACAAGCCTGAAGTGACATGCATCATCAATGATGATATTCACCAAGGTACTGGAATCAAACCCAGTAATGCTAAACAAGCTTCTCCTGAAGGAAAACAGGATGGTAATCAAACCGACCACAAGGAAAGGTCCACTCACTTTAAACAATCTGAAAAGCTTGTTAACAACAAACCTTGTGGAAAGGTAAACAATCAGTCGAAGAAATTTTCTACCAAGAAGACGACCAAGAACGATGACAACGAAAGCCGCTCGAGCAAGAGCAGCAGCGCAACGCAGAGCCGCCGCAAGCCAGCGTCAAAGGAATCAGCAACTCGCCGTAAGACCGAGAGGCAGTATCCCAAGAAGCAGGCCCGCAGCAGTGCCAAAGAAGTCCGCGCTCGACAATCAGACAAATAGCTATGCTCAACTGCTGGCTAACCCATGCACTGGAAGTATGGCACAACCTCTTTATGGAGCATCGGAAGGTGGTTATATGGCTCGAACAACTCGAGTCGTTGAAATCCAAACCGATAATAACTATACTCACGGTTATGTTGTGTGGTTTCCCGATTATATCGGGATATCAGGCAGTGCCAGTGCAAGCACTAAACGCAATGGGTCTCTGTTCATCTTTCAAGCAACAGCCGCTTCTACGAACCCTACAAACACTATCGCCTCGCCTCTTGGGCAAGGTGGTCAGACGCAGTCCGCCACAGGACAGTTCATCAATGATCCAATGTATCCTATTGCTTCTGGAGATTTGGTGCAAGATTGCCGTACTGCGGCAGCTTGCACTAAGTTTTCCTACACAGGGAGAAATGATGCACTATCTGGACGCGTTGGTTATCTCAACAACGTCCCTCGTGAGGCACTACTCACAGGGGATTCCGGACTACCACCTGATGTTAACAACATGATCCTTTACTCGGATTGTGTTGGTAGATGTCCGATGGATACGCTCGAAAACAAATTCCGCCCAAGTTCTGCTAGTCAATACTACAGGACCACGGGAACTGTTTCGACGTCAGGTTCGGATTTGGGTACGGATTGCTGCTTCTTGGCAGGAGTCCCAGGTTCAAGTATTACTGAAGTAGCTTCTGGTATGTCTTCCGGTTCCAGCAATGGAATCGGGTTCATTTGGAGTGGTGTAGCAGCGGACCAGAGCATAGCTCTGGAATTCCACAAAGTAGTGGAATGGAGGCCGGACATGGTTTCCACGCTGGTAGCACCACCACCGACGTCTTCCGCCGATGGAACGAACGTCGTAGCACGAGCGATTGCGTTCCTGGATCACCGTCATCCAGGATGGCAACGCAAAGCCATGACTGCTGTCGCTAGTACAGCAGCACGTGTTGCGCAACTCGCTTTCTCTGGTCCTACTAACCTAGCGATTAGGGCTGGGGTCCAAATGATATC